ACAATTCGCTCAAAACGATTGTTAGAAGAAATGAAAGTATTTATTTGGAAAAATGGCAGACCAGAAGCTCAATCTGGTTATAATGATGATTTAGTAATGAGTTTTGGTATGGGAATGTTTTTAAGAGATACATCTTTAAAATTCCAGCAAATGTCTCATGATATGACTCGAGCTACACTTGGAAATATGAGTAAGAGTACATATGTTGGTGTTTACAATCCAAATGCTCCAAAAAATCCATACACTATGCGAACAGATGATGGATTTGAGGATATTAAATGGTTATTGTAATATTTATAATATATAATAAAATATAAAATGGCAGATACTAGTTTATTCACCCGATTGCAAAGATTATTCTCAACTGATGTTATAATCAGAAATGTGGGTGGAAATGAATTAAAAGTAATGGATGTTGATTCAATTCAACGCTCAGGAGATGTGGCTACTAATTCATTAATGGATAGATATAACCGTATTTATTCTCCATCTTCAACATCACTTTTAGGATCCCAGATTAATATTAACTGGCAATATCTTAGAACTATGGTCTACTCAGACTATGATAACATGGATTATGATGCCATTGTAGCTTCTGCTCTTGATATTATTTCTGATGAAAGTACATTAAAAAATGATATGGGAGAAGTACTTCGTATTAAATCAAATAACGAAGATATTCAACAAATCCTTTATAATTTATTTTATGATGTTTTAAACATTGAATTTAATTTATGGTCTTGGATTCGTCAAATGTGTAAATATGGTGACTTTTTCCTTAAGATGGAAATTGCTGAAAAATATGGTGTTTACAATGTAATTCCATATACAGCATATCATATTGAAAGACAAGAAAATTATGACCCTGAACATCCAAATGCTGTAAGATTTAGATATTCACCTGAAGGTATTTATGCTGGTGGATCTGGTTACTATGGTACTCCTACTTTAGGTTCTTTTAATGATAATCAACCTGGTATTTATTTTGATAATTATGAAATGGCTCACTTTAGATTGTTAACTGATGTTAACTATCTTCCTTATGGTCGTTCATATTTGGAACCGGCTCGTCGTATTTTTAAACAATATTCATTAATGGAAGATGCGATGTTAATTCATAGAATTTCACGCAGTCCAGATCGTCGTATTTTTTATATTAACGTAGGTTCAATACCACCAAATGAGGTAGAAAATTTCATGCAGAAAACAATTTCTACAATGAAACGTACTCCTCTTATGGACAGTAAAACAGGTGAATATAATTTAAAATATAACATGCAAAACCTATTGGAAGATTTTTACATTCCAATTCGTGGAAATGATACTACAACTAAAATTGAAACTACTCCTGGTTTACAATATGATGGTATTCAAGATGTTACTTACTTAAGAGATAAATTATTTGCTGCCCTTAAAGTGCCTAAAGCATTTATGGGTTATGAAAAAGATTTAACTGGTAAAGCAACATTGGCCGCAGAAGATATTCGTTTTGCTCGCACCGTAGACCGTATACAACGCATTGTCCTATCAGAATTATATAAGATCGCATTGGTTCACTTATATTCGCAAGGTTACACTGGTGACGAATTAACTAATTTTGAATTAGATTTAACAGGTCCTTCAATCATTTATGAGCAAGAAAAAATTGCTTTAATGACTCAAAAGGTAGATTTAGCCCAAAAAATTATGGAGACTAAATTGTTACCTACTGATTGGATTTATGATTATATCTTTAACTTCAGCCAAGACCAATATGATGAATATAGAGATTTATTAGCTGAAGATCAAAAACGTGCTTTCCGATATAATCAAATCGCTGAAGAAGGTAATGATCCTAAAATGACAGGTCGTTCATATGGTACACCACATGATTTAGCATCATTATATGGTAAAGGTAGAATGTATTCTGAACCAGATAATGTACCTGTAGGATATGGAGATGATTTGAAAAAAGGTCGTCCTGAAGAAAAATCAACTAATCGCAATACTCAAGATGATAATTTTGGTAAAGATAGATTAGGTGCTAGAGGCATGAAAAAAGACGACAATGAATCAGATTCAATCAAACCAGAATATAAAGGTGATTCACCATTAGCTTTAGAGGCAAAACAAGTTTATCTTAAAAATAAAACATTAATTGAAAGCGTAGTTAAAAAAATTGCGTTTAATGAAGATAAACCGAAGGATTCGTTATTAGATGAAAGTCAAATAAGGGAATAAAAATCTTTATATATTTATAATAAAACCTACAGGAATGAATATTAAACATTCTAAGTATAAGAATACTGGAATTCTATTTGAATTGCTTGTTAGACAAATCACTTCTGATACATTGTCGGGCAAGGATTCAAAGGCAACGGGTATTCTAAAAAAATACTTTGTTAAAACAGAATTAGGAAGAGAATACAAATTATATGAAACTCTATCCAAGCATAAAAATTTAACCGAGGGTAAAGCAGAAGTTGTAATCAATTCAGTTATCGAATCGTCTAAAAACCTAAATAGAGGTACATTAAAAAGACAAAAATATAATTTGATTAAAGAAATTTCAAATCATTATAATTTAGAAGAGTTTTTTAAAACTAAATTACCTAATTATAAAATACACGCTGCTTTATATACTTTAGTTGAAATTTATAACAGTGAAAATTTATCTAATCCTAATCAAATTATTTCAAATAAAATTGCTATTTTAGAAAGTTTAACAACTAAACAAGTTAATAAGCAAAAAGTTGAAAATGATTTGTTAACAGAATTTCAATCATACGATAAAGATTTACGTATTTTAACCTATAAAGTTTTATTAGAAAAATTCAATGGTAAATACGAATCATTAAATGATAATCAAAAAACAGTTTTAAAAGAATTTATCAATTCAGTTGACTCAACTCCAAAATTAAAAGAGTTTTATAATACTAAAATTGGAGAAATTAAAGAGGAAATAAATAAATTAGCCAAAACAGTTACTAATAAAGCAATTCAAATAAAATTGAATGAAGTAGCTAATTTACTTTCTCCATTAGGTAAAACAGTAAACGTTGGAGACGATGAATTAGTAAATTTGTTACAATACTATGCATTATTAGAAGAACTTGTTAATTCAAATGGCTAATTTCAAATATAAATTAAAGGAAGAATCTAAAAAAGTCATTAAACCTAATGACGTGGATCCGGCTTTAATTAAAAGATTAGAAACCCAATATGGTCCTGTAGACATGGAAAATGATTTCTTTTCTGATGATTTAAAAACATATTTTAAAACTGAAGATATAAATAAAGAAACAGGATCTATAAGCCATAGAATTATTAAATTAGCTTCATTTGCTGAAAGTTTACAAAAACTATACTCAGCATTAGATATTTTAAAAGCATTAGTTGCTACTCCTGAAGGAAAATCAGATCAAAAAGTAACGGATACTTTTATTAAAGTAAAAGATGCATTTAATAGTTTTAGAACTCATCTACGCAAATATTATCCTGATCAATATGAAGTTATAAAAAACCAATTAGATGAAATTTCATCTATATCTTCTAATTCAGGATTTATTTCTGGAGGAGAAGGTGAAAATCATACAGGTCCATCACCAAGAAAATCTACCTATGGAGCTTATACACAGGCTGGATATAAAAAAGTAAGTGAAGGTCCTGGTGCTACATTTGGTCCTGGTCCTGCTGCAGGTCCAGAAGGAGTAAAAGATAACGTTTATGTTAAAGATTTTAAATATAAACTAGTTAATCAAAAAGCTCTTAACAAAAAAGCAAAAGGTATTATAGTTAAACCTCTTTGGGAAGCTACAGATACTGAAGATTTTCTTAATGGGATTAATATTACTGATCCTGATAAAAGAAAATTTATATCAAGTCGATTAGAAGGATTTGATACTTTAGAACAAAAATTAAATGCTTTAATTCCTTTATTACAAGCAGCAAAACATGAAACTATGGATTACTACAGAGCTAATCCAAATTCATTTGTTGTAGTATATGGAACTGATTTAGCAAATGATTATTTAAACGATTTAATAGACTTATTTAAAAAACAATAAAATGGCAAACATACCTGTAAATTTTGGTGGGGTACTTTTAACAGCAGGAAATTCAGTTACTGGATCTTTTGCTGGAATAATTTCCTTAGGAACTGGATCAGCAACTGCACCAACCGGATCAACAATATCTGCATTTAAGTATGGGAACGGATTACAAGCAAACCAAGCAATTATAGAAGCAACTGGGGTATCATTTACTATTCCAGCAGGAGCTACTGTTCCTTTATTTATAACTTCTTGTAGTTTAGCTGCAGGTAGTGCACCCGTAATTTTATACACATAATATTTATAACAGATGAAAACCTTACAACAAGAATATCAACTTATAAAAGAAGGAAAAGGTAATAAAGATCATTTCCTTAAAATGGCTAGAAATATGTTCCCTGAATATATTGCTCACGGTAATGATTTTAATGCTGCTGTAAATATTTTAAAAAGCAAAAGTCTTTTAAGTGAAGCTATAGGTGGTATTGTCACTCAATCTCAATCTCAACCTAACTGGTTTAAAATTTTTAACGAAAAAATTGAAGAAGCAGTAGGTGTTAAAGATAAAAAAGAATATGGTGATCAAAACACTTTTGAAAAAATTGATAAAGATGTACAAGCAGCTTTAGACCACCAATTTGATAATAAAGATCCTAAAAATATTGATAACCTTTATGGTCAATCATTTTTATTAGGTTATTTAACTGAAATGTGGGATGAGAAAAATGCTAATAAAACTGTTGGTGAATTAAAAGCTATTGTTGCTAAAAACATGGCTAAAGATATTAATTATTACCACACAAATGCTTCTTTTGGTGTTAAAGGAATTGGATACACTAAAGATGCACCTGGAATGGGTGAACCAAAAGCACCAAAAGGAAAGTACAAATCAAGTGGCTACGGCGATTTAGATAAAAAATAAATAATGAAACAAGTATTAATTGAAACAATTCCGTTTTCAGTTGCCCCCATACAACTAACTGAAGGTTTAAAAGCACCTTCTGGTAATCCTTTAGTTGAAGGAATACTTGCTACTGCTGAAGTTAAAAACGGAAACGGAAGATATTATCCTAGAGAATTGTGGGATAGAGAAATTTCTAAATATCAAGATATTGTTAAAGAAAATAGAGCAACAGGTGAATTAGATCACCCTGATTCTTCTATCATTAATCTTAAAAATGTGTCTCATATTATTAGAGATATTTGGTGGGATAGAGATAAAGTAATGGGTAAATTAGAAATTTTACCTACAATATCTGGTAATATTTTAAAAGCATTAATTGAAAATAATGTAACAGTAGGTGTATCATCTCGTGGAATGGGTTCATTAAAACAAATTGGTGAAACATTAGAAGTACAAGATGACTTTGAACTATTATGTTGGGATTTTGTTTCTACCCCATCAAACCCAGGTTCATATATGCATTTAGTAAAAGAAGGTTTAGAAAATTCTAAAGAAAATCCATACTCAAAAGTAAACATATTATTATCGGAAATTTTGTGTGCCAACGGTACATGTCCGATAATTTAAGACGCCTGCTACCTTAGGCAATAAATGTACCCGTAAGCATACCATAAGAACTGCTTGCGGGTCTTTTTTTATGTAACAGGCGATTTTAAAAAATCTTCATATATGTATATTCGTAATATGCGATCTCTTATATCGCATCATAGATAATAATTTTTATTACGCTTCGAGTAATTCTATAATAAGCGTATTTCCAACATTTAATTTGAGGACA